GTAACCAACACAGCCCCCTACTCGGGGGCTTTTTCTTTCTTGGCTTTACGCTGAAACGCCTTCCGGCAAGCTGGAGCCCCGCAAGTCTTGGCGTCCACCCTGCAAACTCTGATATGAACTCCGCAGATAGGGCAGGTTAAGTCTTTAGGCATCCTGCTGCTCCTCTATCAACTGCCGCAGGTACATAGCCAAGTCCAGCGCCTCTTGATATGCATCCCACAGCGCATTGCGGCCATTGTGCGCCTTGAGTGGCTCGCCATACTTCTCTTTGCCTTCCAGTGCGCGATTGGTTAAATCAGCCAGCACCATGCCAAGGATTGGATTGCCTGAGCCTTTAGGAGTTGATTGCTTTGATGTGGCAGCATGTTCAGCCTTGCATTCCTGCGCATCCTCTACGCTAACGAATGGCTCGAATCCATCATTAGCAATTACCCCGCCAGCAGCTTTGTATTCTTCTCTGGTGATGATGCGAGTTTGCCAGTCGTCTGCCAGCGATGCACACACCAGCCCCTTAGTGAAACCACCATCAATCCACACCTTTCCGCTTTCAGCCATAATCGGAACATCTGATGAGCCAAACTTCAGCTCTCTGTCGTAGTCCTGCACAGCAACACAAGCGCCAACAGGCCACGTCACTTCCTCTTTCAGCATCAATTCCAGCAGGTTCATTTTGTTTCGTCTCCGTTGTTAACCTTCAATCACTGTCGCACATAAGCGAGACAATCGCAACCAGTTAGCAATGAAGATTTTTTATCGCTACAATGAGAACAACTAATCGTCAATAGGTGCAACCATGAATCTCGCTGACCTTTTCAATGCTGCCACGTCATCCGCAAACTCCTTCGAAGTGCTGAAATCAGACGGAACGCCATCAGGGCACCGCATCACGCTAAAGGCGCACACTGACAAAGATGTGATCCTGGCGTCAGCTCGATACAACCGAGTATTGATGTCTATGCTTGAGAAGTTTGACGCTGACAATGCAGAGCTGAAAGCAGAGTGCGAGGCGGCCAAAAACTTCACCGAGTACAACTTGAAGCTGGACTTTGAGTTGCAGGAACTCCGCCAGGCTTTCGCCGCAGAGCTGGTTTCCGGTTGGGACTTCGACAACGCATTCAGCAAAGAAGAATTGGCAAAGGTGCTGGGCGCATTCATTGGCGAGCACGCATTGCACAAGCAGATCCTTGACGCCTACAACGCCATGGTTGCTGAACACGCAAAAAAATAACCGCCCTGCTTGATTACTGTCGGTGGGAGTTTGGCGATAAACAGGCGCTCTCGAAGTTTGACAGCATCACAGCAGGGCATGAAGCGGCTTTGATTGCCATGGGCGTTATGGATGCGCCAACGAAAGCGCCTGAGCGTGAATCGCCAGAGATTCCAGCAGATATGATGCCACTGTATGCGCACTACAGGGCGCTAAGGTTCGGTCGATGCGTAAGTGATGACCTAGTGACGCTAATCCCTCGCGATGCGCTGACATACGCGGAGATTGACGCATACAGCAAGCTGGTGGATTGGCTGCCAACTGCCGAAGAAGTTTCAGTGCTGATGGACATTGACGCCATCTTTGAGTCCAGAGATTTAAAAGGGGGTAAATGATGTCTGATTCGGCCAGTCTCGTAGTAAGAGTTTCAGCTCAAGGCGTCTCATCGGTTCGCAATGAATTGCGTGGGCTTACTGACTCAGCAAAGAGCGCAGCCGCCGCAGTTGGAGCGGTTGTGTCTGTCAGTGCTGGGATGAGTAAACTTGTCCAGACAGCTCGACAGACTGACATTCTGACGGCAAGCCTTAAAACCATGACTGGCAGCAGCGAGAATGCAGCGATGGCGTTTTCTGAGCTGCAGAAGTTTGCCGCTCAGACTCCATACACGCTTGATCAGTCAGTGCAGGCATTCACGAAGCTGGTTTCTCTTGGTCTAAACCCATCACAGAAAGCCATTGAGAGCTATGGCAACACGGCTGCAGCAATGGGCAAAGACCTTACGCAGATGATCGAGGCTGTTGCTGATGCCACAACGGGAGAATTCGAGCGCCTAAAAGAGTTTGGCATCAAGGCAAAGCAGCAGGGGGATCAGGTTTCCTTCACATTCCAGGGCGTGACAACCACAGTAGGGAAGAGTGCCGCAGAAATTGAAGGTTATCTGCAGGGCCTTGGTAACAATCAGTTTGCTGGGGCCATGGCAAACCGGATGGCCACGCTTGATGGTGCGTTGTCAAACCTTCAAGACTCATGGGATGGGCTATTCCGTGCAATCTCATCAGCAGGCACTGGCGAGGCCATAGCGGAGCAGGTCAGATATGCCAGTTCTGCACTTGATGACCTTAACGCTGCAATCTCATCAGGCGAGGCGCTTGGGCTGATTACCGCATGGGGCAATCAGTGGGAGTCGACGTTCGTTGATCTGAAAAAGATGATTTCAGACGCTGACGATTATCTGACTTCAACGCTTCATGATTGGGGCATCACGGCAGAAGATTCTTCGTCTTTCATGTCTGATGCGTTCTGGCAGTTTCCTGCAAACGTAAAGGCGGCAATACAGATCTCAACGGTAGAGCTTGCTGGGTTTGTAGACAAGGCAAAGATTTATGCAGACAAGATAGACGCATACCTAACTCCGTCAAATATCTTTTATGAGGGAGATATCGGCGAGTATTACGACAAGCAACTGAAGGTTGTTGATGATGCTGTTAGATCAACAACTGACGGAATCATATCTTCCAGGCAGAGATCTATAGACAAACTGGAAGAGGAGAAGAAAAAGGCATACGAGCTTCGTGCAGCTTACGATGAGAAGTCGGCACAGCCGTCTATTGATCTAGGAAAGTTCAGCAAGGCCGCAACGCCTACAGCGTCAACCGCCGGCGGCAGCGACAAGACGAAAAAGCAGATAGATGACGACGCAAAGAGGCTTCAATCACAAAAGGATTCAGCGGCTCAATATCTGCTGCAACTCCAGCAATCCAACATGACAGAGTTGCAGCTCATTGAGTCACAAGAGCAGCAGAAGCTAGCGAAGATTCAGGAATACAGAACCAATGATCTAATAGGCGCACAGCAGTATGAAACCGCAAAACTTGAGATAGAGAAAAACTCAGCAGCATCACGACAAGAGTTAATCACGCAGGAGATTGACGCGCATTACAAGCAGATGGGTGAGGCTCGTAAGGCTGATATCGCAGCGCGTGAGAAAGAAGCGGCAGACAAAGAGAAAATGCTGGATGACGGCATAGCCGCACAGCGAAACATGACCAACGACCTGAAATCAGTCCTTGGTGAGCAGAGCGCTATTTATAAAGCATCAGCGATAACCTCTGCGACAATCGACACATACAGAGCTGCGCAATCATCATTCCGCGTTGGGTCTGAGCTTGGTGGCCCAATACTTGGCGGTATATTTGCTGGGGCGGCGATTACTGCTGGCCTTGCTAACGTTGCTGCAATCGCTGGTGCGCGTGAGCAGGGCGGCGGAATGTCTGCCGGTTCAGCTTATCAGATGGCAGAGCGCGGGAAGGCTGAAATAATCGTGCCTGCTGGTGCTTCGCGGGCTCGCACTGCCGCGCAGATGAAGGACATCATGGGGCAGAGTGGCGGATCATCTCCTGGCTCTGTTGTGATCGTAAACCAGACCACTGGCCGCATTGACTCGGTGCAGCAAGAGCGCACAGATGAAGGACAGTTGCGGTTGATTATTCGAGAGCAGATGGCGATTGAGGCCGCAGATGAAGGCAGTCCATTTACCAAGACCCGCAGGGCAACCCGTATGCAACCAGGATTCGCGTGAGGTAGATATGTCAGACAAGCAATTTCCTGCGCCACTAAAACCAATCGTATCTCGCGGATACGGACAAGCTCGCGGGAGTAATATATGGCGCTCGGATACGCAAGGCGGACTTCCGCGGCAGGGTCGCGATACATACTACGAGGCTGTGCCAATTAGCGTTGTGCTAGTTGTTCCCGCGCTTGGACGCCAGGCATTTTGGTCGTTCATCGCGTCAATATCTGGCGGTGCTGATTCTTTCCAGATGACGCACGACACTGGCAATGGGCTTGAGCCACATAACGTGCTGATAACCAGCAAAATCAGCGAAACAACGCAGGATGGCATCAACTGGGTGATTTCATTCACTGCCACTGCAGAGCGCACCAGCATTCAGGAATCAACTGATTTCAGCGAGGCATTGTGGCCGCTTTACGGAGAGTATGGCGAAGGTCTCAAGGCATTCATCGACTACTATGCCATCTACTGCACAACGCCTAACTTCATCATTGATTACTATGGGACTCAAACAATTCAAACTGAAGGGGTTACCGCTTATTTTGATGGCGAGCTTTATTACAACAACAACGACGCTGTTGCATTCTATGACCTGGTCACATTCTCCAGACTGTCTGCTGGCTCGTATATCGAAGATGGCGTGCTGAAAACTGCCGCAGCTAACGAGCCGCGATTTGAGGATGCCGGATTGCTAATTGAGCCGCAGAGCACTAACTTGATAGTTAATAGCTCATCGATGATAGCAGCATCTGGGTGGTCTACCAGATCCGGTGGTGCGTCTCAAATAACAACTGAAACAACATCGCCAGACGGGACATTTAACGCAGCGAAGATGTACGACAGCGGAGTGCAAGCAGGGTCGCTCTACATAACGCGCCCGGTAACAATTGCAGATAACACAATAAACTGCGTCTCGTGCTACTTCAAAATACCAGCTGTAACATCAATCACGCATGTGCGTATAGAATACTACATGAAATCTAGCTCAATTGGGGCAGATCGGCAGATTGTAGAATACAGAATTTCCGATGGTAACGTTCAAAACCTGAGGGCAGGCAATCAAGTATCAATTGATCCTGTATCTTACGGTATTTCCGCAATAGGAGACGGATGGTTTAGATTGCATATATCGGCAAACTCACTATCTGGCCCAGGGACAACCTCCCCTAGATTTGTTTGGTTGTTTGCTGGATCGTCAACAGGAAATGGAAGCAAGAGCGTATACATGGCCGCACCGCAAGTTGAGCAATTTCCAGCTCCAACTAGCTACATAGCAACCGCATCAACTACTGCAACCAGAGCATCTGACTCAGCGTCTGTGATGATGCAGGAACATACAGCAGGGACTATCTTCTGCGAGTTCCTATCTGACAACGTTGCTATCGAGCGCATTGTGTGCACAGCTGGCTCAATAACTCTTAAGCGACTTGCGACTGGCGCTGTATCTGTTACTGCCGGAGCTGTTACCGTGACTTCTGCTGTTGTTCCGTCCGGTAGCGTTAAGTCGGCAGTCAGCTATGACGGCGCGACACTTAAACTGGCTGTGAACGGCGTTGTATACTCTGCCGCGTCTGCATTACCATCCGCAGGAACCAGCCTTGTGCTCGGCGCTTCCACGTTTGCTAACGTATGGCAGCGCTCAGAGGCATATGACAATGCACTGTTGACCGAGGTGACTCAATGATTATCGACATGAAGCTAAAATCAGACGACAAGAGCAGCATGGATGCTGCTTTATCGCCGTGGCGCGATGTTTGCGAAATTGATGAAATTGGCGTGATTTACATTCCGACAGGTGAGTTTGTAAACGGAGAGGACGGAGAAGAGCCAGTGATGGCGCCAACAGCTGGGTGGCATGTTAATGTGCGGACGACAAACCAAGACGCCGCCGCAGCGCTGTCACGCTTTGAGGTTACACCAGTCAACCCTGTGAGGGTATGGCTATGACGCAGGAAACAGTAAAGGCCGCATACCGGCGCAAACTATCCAGCAATCCTGACGGTGAGATCACGGTTGATACCATCGAGATTTATAACCCGCTCATCAGTAAGCGCTACCGGCTGGTTGCAGACCAAGTTGATCTCACTGCAAAGCTGGAGGACGGCACAACTGATGCAACTTTCGAAGCTGCCAGCATCAGCGTGAAGGGCGCAGCAAACAACAGCGACATGACGCAATCGGCAAGCATTACGATAGCAGACGCAATGAATGAGCTTGATGATGAGCTGTCACGCATACCGCTATCCAACAAAGACAAAGTAGAGGTTACTTACCGAGGCTATTTGCTGTCAGATCTGAGCTATCCAGCGGACGGCCAAATCGTTTATGAGGCTAGTGATGTCACGCAGGGGAAAGGAACGTTCACGATGGCCGTTGGCGCACCACGGCTTAACAATCGCGGGACTGGACTGATTCTAACGCCGACGCTATGTCCGTTGATTCGCGGGGTGCTGGCATGAGCCCACTCGCTAAATACACTGGGCTTGCATACGACTTTGTTACCAGAAATTGCTGGGGTCACGTCCGCAATGTGCGGGCGGATGCTGGGTTGGTTACTCCTGAGTTTGGATGCAGCGACATCAATGAATCCGCATCCGTTTTCGAGCTAGGCCACGCTGACAGCAAGGGGATGGTAATGGTTGCGCAACCGCGTGACTTTGACGCCGTGCTGATGGCTACCGAAAAGCGCGGACGCCTGATATGGCACGCAGGGGTTTATCACGATGGCATGGTGTCGCACTGTGACCGATGGGCTAGGCAGGTTATCATGGAGCCATTGAGCGCACTGCGCGACAGATACGAGAGGGTGGAATTTTGGCGATAATCACACACATCACCACCGGCGAAGATGGGCAGAAAGTAGAGTCCGCAATTGAGCTTATGCAAAGCCCTGCTGAATTCGTGCTTGAGCGCATTCCTGATGGAACGCCATTCCGCTGCATATCTGATGGCGTTGACATCACAAACGACGCTGACGCCATGCTTATCGTGCGTGATGCGACCGTGATTGAATACCCTGGTAGCGGAGTGTTTCGTCCAGTACTTAATTTGATTACCAAGGTATTTGGCTTTCTGGTGCCAAAGGTAAAAACCACGTCATTCAACCAACAGGCAACCAGCGCCAACAATTCACTAACAGATCGCACCAATAAACCTCGCCCATACGAGCGAGTTTTCGACATGTGCGGGACTTCTCAGTGCATTCCGTCAGACATGATGCAGGCATATAAGCTGTATGACGAAAGCAACAGAGAGTTCGAGTTTGGATATTACTACATAGCAAGAGGATTCGTTGACACGCCAGAAAGCGGAATAACTGACGGCGACACGCTTATCAGCGCAACGCCATGGTCTAGCGTGAACATCTATGACCCATTCACCAGCCCGAACAATTCAGCGCCGCGCCAGGTAATCGGTGATCTAATCACCGAGCCTCTTTTTATCAGCATTCGATCAAACTCAGTTGATGGCATTGAGCTAAAAGCTCCGAATGAATATGAGCTGAAGCTAACAGGCGTCACCATTACGTGCCAATTATCAGGAACAACTGGGTCTCTATTGGATGCAACTGGAGAAATGGAGTTTGATGATCTATTCAGCGTCGGACAGTCAGTAGCTCTAGCAAACGTCAATGTCGTCGGAACAGTTGGATCAACAGGCCCGGAAACGGCAGTGCTTGCTGGAACATATACCGTGACAGCAGTATCGCAGACATCAATCAGCTTTAACGTGTCATCCAATCTTGAACAATGGCAGCGCATTCCAGGCGGGTCTGCAAATATGATCTCCAGCTCATCAGCTAAGATTTCACCTGCTGATTTAAGTAATGTCGGATTTAGCGACTGGGTATCAATTCGATCAATCAATCCTGAGCGTCTACTGGTCAATATTGTTGCCCAGCAGGGCATGTACAAAACCCCATCTGGCAGCAGCTCAACGAAAAAAACATCAGCAACGGTTGAGGTGCAATGGCAAGCGCTTGATGACTCAGGAGCTCCTGTTGGCGCTATTAATCCAGTATTTCAAACACTGGAGGACAAGAGCAGGAATGAGGTTGGCATGAGCGTTCGCATTAATCTTCCATATTCGTCACCCGTTCGAGTCAGGGTGCGCCGCTCTAGCAATCTAAACACCAGCTACAATGGGACAGTTGTTGACACCATTAAATATCGCGACCTTTATGGCCAGATTGTTGACACAACTCCACACTATGGGGACATGACAACAATCCATTCACAGCGAAAGGCAACCGTTCAGGCTACTGCGATAAAGGAACCTCAGCTAAAAGTGATCGCCACCGAGATGGTTTATAAATACCTTGGCGGTGGCGTTTTCGATACAGGGCTAACTCCAAACACCAAGGCCGTGCAATCACTCATCCGCCTGATGCGTGATCCATTGGTCGGAAATCTTGACTTGTCATCTGATTGCATGGACAAGCTACTCGGAGTTCAGGAGGAAATAGAATCCTATTTCGGAACTGAGCAGGCTGGTCAATTCTGTTACACATTTGACGATCAAAAATCCACTGCGCAGGACATTTGCCAGACCATAGCGGATGCCATTTTCTGCACTGTTTACAGAGACAATCAGGACATCCGCCTTTTCTTCGAGCGGCCAGCTGCTGGCCCCGCCATGGTATTCACTCACCGGTCAAAAGTTGGCGATGAAAAGTGGACGCGCACACTGCATCCTGAAGGCTTTGATTCTGTCGAATACACATGGACAGACCCGAAGACCAACATCCGCGAAACCATCACCATTCCGAATGGCGGCGGCGCGAATCCCAACAAGATTGACTCGAAAGGGGTGCGCAACTATCAGCAGGCATACTGGCTGGCGCATCGGGCATATCAAAAGGATCAGCTGCAGCGGATTGGCGTTGAGTTCACAGCGACAGCCGAGGGGATTTATGCGGTGCGCGGACAAGCCATCAGCGTCGTGAAAGGCGCTCGCGTGGCGACATATGACGGATATGTGGTGGCGCAAAACGGGCTCACTCTGACGTTATCGCAAGAGGTTAAATTCACTGATGGAGACGATCACTATCTGCAACTAAAGCGGCGTGACGGCACGGTGGAATCAGTGCGCGTTGAGCCAGGATCGAACGCTCGCACTGTGCTTATGCTATCTGCTCCATCGGAGGCCATTTACACCGGAAACAGCGCCGTTAAAACTGAATTCTCATTCGGCAATGAAGCTCGTCACCTGGCTCAGATGATCATACCGACACAGGTAGACCCGCAGACAGATCGCACAGTGAAGATAACAGGGGTAAACTATCACCCAGATGTGTTTTTATATGACGGCGTTAGCGCTGGTGGTGGAGCGTTTAGCAATGGGTTTGACAGCGGTTTTGAAATTTAAGGGGATAACATGGCCGAAGTATTGACGGTACAAGATTTAGTAACAGCAAAAGAGCACGACACATTCCACAGTGAGGTCATCACCGGCAGGGCTGGCGGATCTGCTGACGGTGCATATATTGAATTTGCAACTAACGCGATCACAGGGCAGAAGCAGATGACCCTTCCTGCAACCCTGAAAAGAGCTGGCTTCATGCCGGCACCTTTTGATTTCAACTCTGGCGGAACTCTTGGCGATACAGACCGTAACCTCGTCGTTTATTACCCTGCTGACGGTTACTGGTACGCATGGGGCGGCACACTGCCGAAAACCATCCCACCTATTAGCTCACCAGGGACAACTGGCGGCATTGATGTCAATGCGTGGCGCCCTTGGGTGATCCAGCCTGGTGAGTCATATCACGACTCAGTTGCAGAGATGATTTCTACTGTCGCGCTAAATGATGAAGGCTCTGTAACTCACACGAAGATGCACAACTCCGTGTCAAAACACGGTTCCGCCAGCTATGTCGTCATGACGCTAGCTGACTACGGGTCTACACCGGATGGCGAGTTCATTACCGCGCAGAATCGATGGATTGGCTCTGATTATCTCCTTGAGTGCGGGTTAGTAGCTAAGCGAATTCAGCGCGGAAAAGATATTGACCCGTATGAGTTTGGATATATTGGTATCGGCGTGATTTACAACGGACCGACCGTTGCTCCCACTCCAGACCCAACGCGTGATGAGTCTCCAGTGCTCGCAAAGATTGGCGAGTACATCAAACGCGGATCACCTCTTGACTACGGGCCAGCTGGGTCTGGCGCTGAGTTGTTACAGAAAGGGCGCTATGATATTAACTTTCCAGCTCGCTCTGTTTGTAACATCAGCGAGACGGTTTTTGATTGGCCGCAGTACACAAACGTATACTGGAACGGCACGGAGGTTCGCCCTCTATCCCCAATTCGCGCCTTTAACCGCCGCTCAAATCAAGTGAAAATGAGCCAGTGCGCAATTAACTTTGAGACTTTCAACACACCAGAGCAAATCTTCACGGCTGCAATGGCAGGACATCCCGCCACAGGTATAGGTTATTTGTTTATCCCTGATGGGTATCCAGACCCAGGATTTATACTTGACCAGTTTTGCACATATGAGCACATTGATGTGCGTGGCGCATGGCGTGGATTCGATGTGTCTGAATATGGGATACTTTTCGGTGATAAGTTCGAGAAGTGCAACGACTACGACTCGCTAGAGTGGGGTTTCCGGTTATACGCATCATCTTCTCGCATCGCCACAACCAACGTGTTTGAACGGTGTTGGAAACGAGCACTAACTCGCGACACTGTGCAACATGCTGGTAAAGTTTATCGTGCATTGCAACATATGGCAGCTACATCACCAGTTCAGCCAGGTGTTACTGCTGGATGGGAAAACTACTGGCAGGTTGGTAAGACTAGCCCAACAGTATTTGAAACCCCAACTACACAGGCAGCATGGGTGTCAGGTAAGTTTTACCGTGGGATGGGTAAAGGCTACTATCTCTACAACGCCTCGACTACCGTTATGCATAATTGCGCAATGGATGGTGGTTCAGATGTATTTGCTGGAGACGTGATAACTACAGCTGGTGTTACTACCCATATCGACACGTTCCACCTTGAGCGCCACACCAAAGTTAAAGAGGAAAGCCCGTCTATCCTTGCCGCATCAGGGTCGCTCAGTATTGGTACACTGTATTCAGCAGAAACACGAGTGCAAACGGGAAGTCGTTCAGTTGTTAAATGGAATGGTGTGCGCTACGAGTGCATCAAGTCTCACACTTCAGCAGCCAATACTGAACCAAAAGTAGGTAGTCAGTGGCGGTTATACTGGAAACAAGTTAGCACTAACGTTACTGGTTTGACTGATTGGGCATTAACAACCAGCTACAAATCAGGGAACGCTGTATTTGTAGGGGCTACGGTTGGGCGTCGCTGTCGGTTTGATTGTGTTGAAGAAAAAGGCACAGTCAATTACGGTGGGAAACTCATCTACATTGACGCAAAAAACTTCTCATCTAATGCGGTTATCACTGGCGAGGGTATCCCAGGTGATGCTGTTATTAACATGGCACAGCAAATCTCTCTAAAGGGATTCGTTGACCCAATCGTGGAGCCTACACTGATTTACAGCACCACGTCAGCAAGTCAATGGCGTCCATCGTTAGAAGATAACGGCCAACTGTATGCTATCACTATCGACAGCGTCACAGGTGCTGGCTGCGATGTTTATATTGACGGAACAATGCCACGCGGTGCAAAGTTTGGTTTTTATGTATCAAATACCGCATCTGGTATTAGTAATCCGTCAGGCCCAATCCGATTGGTTGGCGAAAATGGTGCATTCTTTGTAGGACCGACTGAGATACAAAATGGTGCTATCTGGGTGCAGAAAATGGGCACAGCAACAGATGGTACAGAAAATTCTTGGAGAACCTGGACAGAAGGGGCAAGTGATATGGGTTTACCTAAGTTAGCGGCTTCAGCGTCCGTTGATACTCGGATGAGTGTGGATATTCCTAAGAGCGCGTATAATGCTGGTTGGGTTACAGCTTATGCTATAACTGGTAAGCATGATATAAATTATTTAGATGTACGTATATCTAGTTCATCAGGCGCAGAACCAAACATATACCTACGGCTGACAATAGATGGGGAGGTTATTTGGAACGGAGTTAATACTTATATAAACTCGTCTTCAGCTAACGTATTGTGGAAATTAATAGGAGCTGAGGCAAGCAAAGGCCGGTATCAAATTAATTCGTCTGCACTGCTGGAGGTGTACTCTCCATTAGGTACAGCCGCAACAATGTCTGTTACATTAGATTCTCGTGAAATTAAATAGGATTAGTTATGTCAGAGTTCATTGTAATAAAAGATAATGGTCAAGGGTGTGTGATTAAAACAGCCGGAGTACCATTGAGTGACTTTGAAAAAGCAGTTATAGAAAATGCTGATTGGGTTGCGTATGAGCTTTCTCGCACCGAAGCAGCAGCACTTGACCCAAACTACCCAGCACTTGTGCAGGTGTTGGATTACCGAGCTGCGCTGCGTGCTTACCGTGACAGTAACTACGAGGGCAACCGCCCTCAGCTGGATATTTGACGGTGATTAAATACTGTTTAGCTATGGCGACCCTTGTGGTCGCCTTATTCGCGCAAGCAGAAACCTCGCTTGTTGTGAATAAAACCAGAGTACAGGATGTGCAGTGGTATTCACATGACGGCGGAATGCCTTGGCCGTCATATGGCGGTGGTCTCGGCTTTGGTTATCCTAGCCAGACGAGACCTCAAGCAGTAACAAGCGGCGGCGTTGATTACTACACATTTGCAAAATGCGTAGATGCATCGCCTGATTACACCATTGTCTATGTTGCTGATTCACTTGGACACACGACGGTGCTGTATCGCATTTATGTGGAGTTCTGCGACCCGCACCAAAACTCAGCATTGATGGTTGATGACGATGGATACATCATTGTCTATCAGTCTGCTCGCGGAAAGTGGCGAGAAAGTCGCATCTTTAAGTCAAAACAGCCCAACACCATTACCGCTGGATTTGACATGATTGATTCCGGGCATTTCTATGCATATCCAAACCCGCACAGGAAAGCGCTTATTTACACGGATTACAACGGCGAGAAGCGGGAATCGTGGGTTAAGAATGAGCAATGCCAGAAGCGCCTTGTCACTGGCGGAAATTATCACATGACAACCGAGGATGCTGACGGAACCATTCACATGCTGTACGACTATCATTATGCCGGGCAATTAAGACTTCGTATGAACCTGCATTACATGTGGTCACAAGACGGATGTAATTGGTTTAATCGGTATGGTGAAGCGCTGACACTTCCGCAACAGCCGAATAGCAACGATACCGTTATTTATCGCGACTACCATAAATTCACATACCCGTCTGATTTCAAAATTATCAACGGCGAGCCTACGGCGCTGGTTGATATTTCAGACAACGAAAATTCCCAAGATGGAACTCGTGACTTGTTTGTCGTGAAAATGGATGGCTCAATGACTCGGATAGTCACGACGCGGCACAATTACGATAGAGCGGCATTCTGGCGAGGCAATATTGTCACTGCAATCAGCAATGAGTATGGGTACTCTGGAGGTTACCTGCACGAGTTCTCAATGACAGGTGAGCATATAGGAACGATTCGAGGGCTCGGCTCAGCTAATTGGCCGGTAGTTCCAGATAGCGGAAACTTGTACTACACCGACACAACGTCAAGTAGCGTCAATAAAGGCGATGCGGGAATTTACAAGATAACGCCATAAAACAAAGCCCCTCAGTCGAGGGGCTTTTCTTTTCTTATTGACTCAACATATGCCTGACAAGCCTCAAGCGATAGCACTACTTGGTCGCACTCGGAACCGACTCTAATAACTCGCTCTGCAACTTCTGGCGATAAACCGGATTGTACTTCTTCATTGCCATTGCTGGCGGCGGCTGGATTGTTTGGCACTGCACGACAGGTAAGGGCTGGCTTGACGCGCAACCCGTCAGTTGGGTGAGCGCTAGCATTCCG